TCTGTTAATCTTCTTTAGTTCTTCCTGAGACATTGACTGTACAACAGAAGTCATTACATCAGAGACAGTAAAACCCTTGGGTAACTTTAGACCCTGATCTTTAAATAGTTTTACAAGACCACCCTTACCATCACCATCAGGGCCAAGCATCATATCTTTTATGAAATCTACAGATGTAGGAACATCATCGAAGCTATCCTTGCCAGCCTCTACCTTTACATCCCAAGCCCTAGCCTTCTCCATAATGATTGCTGCAGCATCTCTTGCCGCTTCTTCACTAAGCTTTATCTCTTTAGCCGCTTGTCTTGCTGATAGTTGCCTTGCTGCTTCCTCAATACCTTCCCGGGATTCAGTTCTTGCTCTAGCTGACTCAACAAGTATATCAGAGTCAGATAAACCAGACCTACCAGCCGCACGACCAAACAGTAACTGAGTAGCGCCACCTATCCCACCAAGCACAGAGCTAAACCCAGTCTGAACGTAGTTGTAGTCTGTCTGTGAACCAGCTTTTAGTAATGTGTTTTGTAGGGTAACATCGTGCATAATAGCGAAAGTAGAATCTAGGGCAGTAGTTCCCATTAAAACTTTCTTGTTATCTTTTGCAGCCTGCTTCTTTAGAACCTCTTTTCTGGCCCTCTTCTTAGCTTCTAACAAAAAGATTTCACGCTCTCTACGTGCGGCTTGTCTACGTATCTTAGCTGACACAGGGTTCTTAACACCCTCTGCAGCAAATCGTTTAGCCGCCATCTTAGCGGCCTCTTCACCAGCTTCCTTTGCAGCTTGCTGTGTTGCACCACTAGCTAAGGCTTTCTTACCAGCCTCAACAGCGGCCCTCTTAGTTGCCATACGTCCAACCTGAGTAAGACCTACGCCAGATGCTTTAGCAATACCACCAGTAAGCAGACCAGCATAAGTAGATGGATCTTTTACAGTAGCCATAAAGTAATCTTTCATACCATCTACAGCACCCATAAAACCATCATTGGTAAACACATTACCTAGTTTGTCGTAAAGATCATAGGCTCTCGCAGCTGTAGCTTTCTTAGCGTCATCAGCATCACGAATATAACGAACTTCCCCGGCTGTGGTTACAATGTTACTATTGAAGTACCTCATATGATCCACAAAGTCTTCTACAACATCCTCATCAGACTTACCCTGATCCTTACGGTAGTCTACACCAAACCTTTGTGACATATACTCACGAATTTCTCTAGCATTTCTACCTGTCTTTAGGTCTTTCTTCTTAAGCTTTGTATCATCATCAAAAGGATAATCATCCTCTTCCTGATTTCTGTTACGTATCTCAGCAAGAGTTATTGTCTTCATAGGACTTGGTAAGGCGCTGGGCGTCTGTACATCAAGAGGACTTGGAGCAGAAGGTAGATTTCTTCGCTTACGAATCTCTTCTAACGTTATAGTCTTCATCTACTAAACCTCTGGGTTATCTGATAAGTCAGGCTGTACTCTCTGTAAGGCTTGCTTCATAAGAAAGATTAGACCGTTTACATCTTCATTAAGTAGCAGAGGTGATTTAGCTGCATTTTCGTTAAACCACATAGCTAAACCTTCTCTAAGCTCTTCATCCCCATCATCCATAGCGTAACCGTTATCAACAAGGTATGTCACTACATCTCTACCATAGTCTTTTACAAAGTTTTCTAGGGGTTTACTGGCCTTAACAACTTCCTGTGCTGCCTCATCTGCAACCGCTTCTTGTTGTTGTACTTCGTCTTTACTTAGGGGGCTAGTTCTAGCTTTATTTCTACCAGCGGGAGATTCTGGTGTGTTTTCAAACAATGCCGCAAAGGGATTTATAGCTACACCCGTACTCTTTCTTCGACTACCTCTTAGGGTTGGGTCTACTTCTTCTTCAACAGGGTCTGGCATAGTTAAACTAGCTTCCCTAGCCTCTAATGCATCAACCTCTATAGATGTACCCATCTCGTACAGTTCCATAACTTCCTCTGGGCCTTCAATCTTATGAAGTTCTCCATCTAAAGTTACTATAGCCGCCTTTGGTGCCCCGTTTTCATCAAGCTCAAACTGTACTTGATTACCTTCAGAGATTCCTTTAAATACATCACCCTCAAACGTTTGACTATTTTCACCCTGTTCTACAACAACAACATTGTTACGTTCAGCATTTACTGCACCACTAGCGGGTGGAGTCTTACCATCATCACTAACATCTTTTTCATCTAGTGCAGCAAAGTTATAGATCTCTTCATTAAGAGCATCAATATCTATACCATAAGGTGTTAAGAATGCTTTCATAGATTCTAGATAACCACCACCTGTGTACGCAGAAGCCCTACTGCTAACAATCTGAGTAGCTATAGTTTTCTCAACAGCCCTTTGTTGTCCTTTTAATAGTGACAACTCTTCTCTAGCCGCCACTTTAGCCTTATTACCACTAAGCTCATTACCGTTAATGTCTGTATAAAACATACCCTCGTTAGCAATAACGTCTTCAGCAAAACCTATCTTAGTCTCTAAAGCATCCCAATCTTCATTAGCTGCGAAAGATCTTTTGAAAGTTAGTTGAAGAGTTGAGGCTTCATCAGTGGCGTTTAATGCATCAAAGTATTTCAATGGGGTAAAGTTAACGTAAGCTCCTTGAGTAAGTGTATCATAATCTGACTGTGCAGAAAGCTCATTTAAGTCAAGTAGACTGTAGCCACCTACACCAAGCTCTGAGTCTAGATTTACCCTAGCATTCTCACGAGCATTGAACCCAAGTAGATTACCCAACATACCATAGTCTCTTGCCTTATAGTCTCCTACTGTAGGATCTGTTAGCCCAACTATACTATTAATACGTTTTGTCATCCAGTCAGGCTCATACTTCAGAACCTCGTATGCTTCTGGTATATCAAAATTATTCTGTACAGCCTCTGGTGTCCATCTAGCACCAAGAGAAGTCTTTAATTCACTTAAGTTCCTTGTTAGGTCTACTAAGCCTGTAGGCCCAGATCCCATAGCTGCGTCAACCATAGCGTCTGTAGCCCCTAAAGACTTAGCCTTAGAACCTAGACCAGCCATACTCTGAGCTAAACCTGTTTTCTTTTTAAACTCTGCTCTACCAGTTGTTCTAGCTAGTTCACGTTGACGCTCTTCATAGCTCTTTGCGTCAGCGGTTCTTTCCCTGATACCTTCTGCAGTACGGTTAAGAAAACTCTCTGCGAATGCTTGCCAGTCAGCCATTATACTGCACCTCTCGACATAATACCTTTAGGTTGTTCTTGCTGTGGAGCTTCTTCCATAGGTTCTTCCGCTTCTGGTTCAATGTTCTCACGTATTTCTTGTAGGATACCAGAGGTTGGCCCTTCCTGTTGAGCTTCTTTTTCCATAGCTGCCATAACCAGAGTTTTAAGACGCTCTTTCTCTTTCATAGTCTGAGCCTTCTCAGCATCAAAACTTGTCTCTCTTACCTCTATCCCATACTCAGACATAGCGGCCTTTATAAAAGAAGCTATAACAGGTGCAGCTAGAATACCCGCCTCAACAGTGTGCAAGCCTTTCATAGCTCCAGTCGATGTAATAGTCTTAACTATTCCACGTAGATCACCACCAATCTCAAATAAAACAGCTAAGTCTTCCATCTTCTCATTGTCAGCTAAACTACTGATGTAGAAGTCTACTATCTCTGGAACCTTAACCATCTCTGGCGGTCTTTCCCAAGGAGAGTTCTTTGGTGTGTCTGTTAGAGATTGGCCGGGAATAGCGGCTACCATTAAGTCTACCATTTTTATTGTACCTTATTTAGTAAATCCAGCGCCAAAGTAAAGTCCTACAATGGCTGATACGATGTGTGTGTCTAGGGGTGTAATAACAAAGCCTCGTGCGGATACCCACATAGTGCTTTCAGCGGGGCCAAACAACCAGTTCCAAAACCCACCATTCATTTCAGTGTACCCTACTATGACAGTAACTTCAGGATACCACACTGCTACTAGCTTTGGCAAGACAATAATTGCGAAAACTGCAGATAATGCGATTATTCTTCTAGTCCAAGCAAAGTGTTTATCTGTCTTACCGTGTTCACGAGCCTGACTTGCTGCACCTATCAATGCCCTCTGTTGTTCAGCCTTCTGTTTATTAGACTGACCCCAGATAGACATTACTCCCCCCAACACTGTTGAGAAGAGCATAGTGATGAGTTCTAGGGGTAAGCCGAACATATTTAACTACTTACAATAAGTTTCATAAGATCCTCATCCGTAGCACTCTTGGCTATATCTATACCTTTATTACCAAGAAACTCTCTAGCCTTTTTTCTAGATGCTGGGCCAAAGTTACCGTCAGCAACTGTTCCTATAATACGTTGTATTGCTTTAACTGTAGTGGGTGCAGCTTCTACAGGTTGGTCTGTAGTCTCACTCTTTCTGTCAAATATGTAAGATTTACCGTCGTACTTTTTATTACTATCTGCATTACCAAACAAGTGATTACCAATAGTTAGAGTACCACGCTTACGACCTTTCATTTTACTTAACCAATTAGGTTTGCTAACCTTTTCATTTACATAGTGTGTTGCACCATCTGTAGGATCTTCATAGCTACCTTTCAAGATATCACTAGCGGCTTTGTATGAATCCTCACTTGCGCGAAGTTTCATCATATCTTTACCTTGTTCACCTTTGGCGTAACCTGTCCAAGAGTTCCAAGGGGAAAACTGCCCCCTTCGTAAAATAACGCCGCGAATACCCTTACCATAACTACCTGAAGCAGCACGGTTGGCAATAGTAGCACCTACTGCAACCTTACCTTCGTAAGATTCCCCTCTAGCCTCTGCCTCAATAGTACGTGCTAATATCTCAAGTTCTGACATCTCATCTGGACTATTGTAAACTTTGTACTCAGGTACTTTAAAACCTACTGGATCTAACCCTTCTGGTCTAGCTTTAGGACGTTTGTTACCTCTAGGGTCAGTCATAATACCTTTAGGCTTCTCTAGCATCTCATTACTACGAGCATCTATACTAGGTGCATCAACAAGCGCTGGGCTGTCTGCCATATCTGGCTGTTTACCTCTAGAGACAGGTGTGACCATAGGCTGAACTACATTCCGAGCTTCCCTAGCGTTATCTCTCATAGTCAGATCAGCACCCTGCATATCAGCACCACTGAACATAGCAGTCCTAGCTGTCTCTGATAGTTGCCCTATAGGGGGTCTAGTTGCTTCCATCAGAGCGCTATTGATAGCTTCATTCATCTGCTCATCTTTGTAGAACATATCCAAGTTATCTAAGTAGTCTTGAATAAGGTTAGATTTTACAGGTGGGGCTTTCTTCATACTCTTCAAGTCATACTGGTCAGCCTGTAGGCGAGCAAAGTCTTGTAGCATTGTTTGGTTTTCATCTTTAGCTTCTACAGGTTTAGGCTCTGTAGGTCTACTAATTATGGACTCTGTGGGTGTAGTCTCTTCTTGCTCTGGAAGAACTTCTTGCAGAAAGCTTAGGGCATCAAAGGAAAATTGTACTTCGCTCATTTTATCTATCGTCCTTTTCACCAGTGATGGGGTTCCTACCTCTGAACTTATTACCCAAATAACCTTCGATAACGGCACTACCAAAATTACCCATAGCGCCCCAAAAACCAGAAGATTTAGCAGCACTTGCTGCCTGTTTAGCATCCTCTGATGATAGCTGTGCAATAGCAAGCTGGGTTGCTCTATCGGCATCATTGTTAGCAGACTGCCAAGCATAACTCATCATATCCCTAGTCTCTTGCATCATAGCACTAAACGCTAAGGCTGTCATATTAGTTGCAGCCGCCGCATCCGCACGATTAGCTTCATTGGTTGCTGCAGTATCTATAGTGGCAACTGTTTGATACCACGACGCATTAGCTTGCTCAATTATAAGCTGGTTACTAGCATTGAATCTTTCACGCTCATCTACCATCTTCTTATTGAACTGCTCAATAGCGTTTGTTTCACCAGCATTAAACCTATTCTGAGCATTAGCTTGTTCAGAGTTAAACATACTAAGTGATGAACTTAGATTATCATAGAACTGGTCAACCTGTATCTGATTAGATGCGTTAAACTGTTTAGCCGCATTTTCAGCCGCTTGGTCAGACAACAAAGCATTAGCACGTTGTTGGGCCTTAAATACGTTAGTCTGTTGCTCATTCTCTAAGTTCTGCATATCCATCTGTAGAAATGCATTAGCTTGCTGTATAGCCGCCTGTTGACGGTTGTTTAAATTAGCTGTGTCCATCTGAGTCATTGCTGCAGCATCAGACAACACCTTAGCATTAGCTGCATTTAAGTTAGCTAGATCTACTGACTGAGCTAAACGAGCATTCTCTAAAGCAATCTGTTGCTCTGCAGTAAAGTTCATATTAGCTATATCAGAGATCTTAGCTGCATTAGCTACACGAGTCTGAAACTCTTGGTTAAACTCTAAGTTGAGGAACTCAGCACGTTGCTGTGCAGCAAACATAGCAGACTGTTGCTTGTTAGATAAATTCTGTAACTCAAAGCTTGCTGCAGTCTTAGCATCCTGAGAAGCTATAGGAATAGCGCTCTCCATTGCCGCCTGTACAACAGCCATACCCGCCATACTAGAGGAGCTAAGACCTCTAGCCGCTAGTGCCGCTGATGCCGCTCTCATAGCCCCCGCAGCCCAAGCTGGTGGGTTCTTACCTTCAAAGTCTTCCATAAGACCGCTTAACTGGCCTTGGACTGTAGCATCAGAAGAGGGTGCGCCTGTAGCCGCCTCAAAGCTTGTCTCTTCCTTTACACGATCCATATCGACAGAAGATCCTGAGATCATCTCACCGTCTTCTACCTTACGTTTATCAGGTGCCTTAACTGTTTGTGCGGCTGTAATCTGTGCTGCAGTTAAACCTAGTTGAGCTAACTCATCAGGGTTCATAGTCGCAGCTTTAGCTAGAGCCTCGTCACTAGGTAGCCCAGTTGCTGCAGTTAAGGAATCTAAAGTTTTCTGAACCTCATCTGTAACTGTAACGGCTTCAACTGTAGGGGCGGGTTTCTTTTCTGGGGCTACTACGTCTGCTTCTGTTTCTGCAGTTGTTGCAGTTGCCTTCTCAGCATCTCCAACCTCACCAGTGCCCTCAGCAATGGTTTGTTTATCATCTGTAACTATCTTCTCTACGTCTGTTTTAGTAGTTAAAGACTCAGGATCATTTATGGCTGCAGATGTCATCTCCACATTAGAGGGCATCTCAGTAGTTTTAAATGAAGTCTCTGCACCTTGAAGAGCTTCTTGGGCATTTCTTAACCTAGTCTCAGCCTCAGTAACCTTTGTTACTAGAGATGCATCGTCTGGGTTAGCTGATTGAGCATCTCTAGCGGCCTGTAAAGCTTCTTGAGCATCAGCTACACGTTTCTGTGCGGCATCTAGTTTAGCTTGTCCACCCTCATTGAAACCTTTTACGTACATACCATTATTAGCTTTTACTGGTTGAGGGTTTAAAACACGCATAGCTTGCTCTGTTGCATTACCTAGTTTAGCTTGATAAGCAGGATTAGATGCAATAACTCTACGCTGTTCATCACCTTGCATACCAGCTAACTCAGGCACAATCTTGCCTCTCTGCTCTGGTGTAAATCCTAAGAAACGTTTTGCCATCTATTTTTCCTTACTTGCCTACTTGCATCCATACGGCAGTAGCTATGAATGTCAGTACTGCAACTGTTCCTAATTGTACTAAAGTTTTCCAAATACTTTTCTTTGTGTCTCTCCAAGAGTCCAACAAACTACGTAGCTCTTTAATGTCACTAGCTGCATCCATATCAGATAAGCCTAAATCACACAAGGCTTGTCTAGCGCCCTTCTTAGCAGCTCTGTCAAGCATTTCTTCTAACTGTTCTGGTGTAAAGTCAGACATTATAAGTTTACCGTATATGTTCCGGGGTTAGTATAAGTGTAAGTTGACCCACCTACAGTAATAGAAACTCTTCCACCAGCACCATTAGCACCAGTTGTACCACCGTTGGGATCAACACCACCAGTACCTTTAGCGCCTACTACAATAGTTAATACTGATCCTGTATAGATATTAACTGAGGAAGTACCTTGGTTTCTGTCTGCCGCAGAACCCCCAGCACCAGCGGGGTCTGTGTTGTATACTGAACCAAAGAAGTTTGTTTGTCTACGGCCTCCACCGCCACCGCCACCTGCGCCATACGATGTTGCAGGAGCAGCAAATCCGTTTTGTTGCTTATTGGAGTCAGCGCCACCAGCACCAAATGCACTAGCCTCACCACTACTATCACCGCTATGGTTGAGAGAGCTTGCAGCGCCACCTGTGCCACCAGTAGAAGTTCTTCCTAAAATAGTTGCACCTGAGTGAGTAATAGTAAAAGTACTGTTACCGCCATTACCACCATCAACTTGACCACCAGTACCAGCGCCATTATTCATACCGCCACCGCCGCCGCCACCACCGCCGATTACATCGAAGGAGACAGACTCAACCGAGTCACTACCATACCATTCAGAAAAGTCCATATCTGTTGCAGAACCTTTACTAATTAAACCTCTTATATCAGAATCATTAAGTGAAACAGTAGTTCCACTTACACCTGACCCAGCTGCCTCTACGTGCATCTGGTTAAGAGAGATAGCTCCTGATGAAGGTAATGCCATTACTTAGTCCTTTAAGGTGTTAGAGCGCCATAAGCAGTTATATTACCTTCTACAGTAAGGTTACCATTAGCATCTAGTTGCATCCTACAGGTGCCACCAGTAAGAAATTTTAAAGTAGTTCCTGACTGTTCAATTTCCCAAGTGCCTAAGTCAAGTTTAGAGGCTTGTACGGTTGAATTAGGATCAGTGGAAAAAGCACCAGTAGAACTATTATAAGATATACCGCCACTAGCTGATAAAGCCTCTCTAGCTGGAGTTGCAACTCTCGCGTCTGTAAAGTAAAGATTACTATCGCCTTCAGTAATTGAATCTGTATCGTGATTACTTACATCACTAACCGTTCCAGTTACATCTCCAGTCAAATCTCCTTCGAAAGTAGAGGCGACAACAGTACCTGCAGTACCAGTAAAAACTTCACTACTGTTTGTTGCATCTGGTATAAAGGTAAATTTACCTGAACTATCATCGAAACCAAAGAAACCTAGTTTAGCAGCGGTTCCATTATGCCATTTAAACTCAATACCACGATCTTTGTTATCATCTGCGGCAGGTGCGGTATCCCCACCTAGTGTGAAAATAGGATCATCTACAGTTACAGTTGTACTATTTACTGTTGTTGTAGTACCACCTACAGTAAGATCACCGTCTACTGTGAGATTATTAAAAGTAACATCATCAGTTGTAGCAACTTCTTGACCAATAGAAATCTCTCCGCTAGAGATAGATACACCAGTTCCACCACTAAGACCACTTTGAAGCTCAGTAGTAGTTGGCCCTGTGTAGCTGATAACGCCCGTAGTACTATTATAAGCTATGTCACCTTGACCGCTAACTTTAGTAACAGAGATAGCACTTTTTGCTGCACTGTCTGCTCTAGTAGACGTATAGTAAAGATTACTAGTACCTTCTGTTAAATCATCAGTGTCGTGATTAGACAGACTTGTGACTTGTCCTGTTAAAGTCGCTGGAACAGCCGCTTGCGTTACGTTACCGTTTGAGTCTGTTTCCTCTACAACCCCGTTATTAAGGATAATTGCTCCAGAGGAGTTTAATACGTCACCCTTTACGTTACCTGTTAGTAATCCTGAGAAACCACCGTTACCTGTTACTGTACCTGTAAAAGTAGATGGGGGAGTTACAGTAAACGAACCAGTATTAGTAGCATTGCTAAAAGATACATTACCAACAACAGTTAAGTTGTTATCTAAAGTTGCAACACCTGTTACATCTAGAGTACCTTGAAAATCAGCATTAGCACCAGTAAACTGAAGCGCATCTGTAGTACCAGACTTAATTGTCATATTGCCAGATACATTGTTTAGGCTACCAAAGTCAACACCAGCATCTTTTAAAAGAATGTTACCACCAGCTACATCTACAGTCATATCTCCAGCGACATCTACAAGAAGATCACCTGATGAAACATCTATCTCGTTATCTGTAAGGGTCATATAACCACTAGTACCAGCTACTACAGTATTTCCATCAAGAGTATCCGCTGAAACAGTAGAACCAAATCTACCATTTTTAAACCTAGCGCTAGACGTTGAACCACCAAGATCTATAGTATTATCACCATTAGGTAAAACTTGAGTTGCATTTACTGTAATCTGACCTGCAGGGCCAACCTTTTCAATAGGCGCTCCTGAGTCAGAAGAACTAGGATCGTGGTTGTGACCAGATGAACCACTGAAAGCACTTTGAACAGCATTAAACTCAGCATTAAGGTCATCAGCGTCAATAACCTCATTGTTAGCTATCTGACCTGTAGTATCTTGTCTTGTATATCCTGCCATTTTAGTTTGTCCTTACTGTCTTTCGTTAGTTCTAAATTCTAACACTGCAGTGTCTAATTTAAACGTTGGATTAGTAGAGTTATCTTCGTACTTAAGTGAGACTGTCTTACCACTACCTAATGTAAAAGTTTCATAAACCCTATCAGCAAAACTGCCATAAGTAGATACACTGTATACTGAAGTAGGGGCACCATATAAAGCCGCTGTTCCTGAAGAACTCTGAAGTGTTGCTGTAGGCGGGTCAATAGTAGTACCCCTAGTTTGACCATCAAAGTCATACGACATATTCATATCTAGACTAAGTGTGGCAGTTGGCTCAACATAAGTTGTAACCCTGTAAAAAGTTTTTCGTACTTGAGGATCTTGAATAGGCATATAAGGGGATTCGTAAACACACCTTATGTTTTCAGAATCAAAACTAGAACCAAACTCCATCTTATAAACATAACCAGAATCATTAGCAAAAACGACAGTTTCAGAGTTTCCTGTAATAAGGCTATCAGAAACGTTTACTTTCATACCCACTAGAGTTGCCCAAGCTATAGAGTCTGCACCTTGAGCAGAAAATTTTGTAGCAAGTAGCCCAGAGGATACGTCTGAGGGAGTGCTTGCGTTGTAAGCGAACACCCTATACTGAGCCTTCTCTCTTACAACCACAGAAGAAAAACTACTAGCGACCTTTAAAAAACTCTCTGTATCTTTCTTGATAGGGGCAGATGCAACAGCTAAAGCAAAGTCACCAATTCTATCAGTAGCAGATAGTAACCTAATACCATCAGAAGATAGGTACATAACATCCCCACCTACCTCTTGAATAGTTTCTTTAGATATACACCCAATACCTAAAGCTATAGGAGCTAATTGAAAATCAGCTTCACTATTCCCTACTAACTTGAATATAGAGGACTTAGTAAAGATTATAAGCTGATCTCTAAATACTTTAAGACCTTCTACATCAGAACCTACATTTATAACACCCGCACCACTAGCAGTACTAAAATTAGTCTCATCAAAAGGTACACTAAATACTACCTTATCACCATTAGCATAAAAAATATGATTCTTAAAGTTTTCTACATCAGAAGCTGTTGCAATGTCTGCAGAGTTAGAAGAAGATAGAAAAGTAAAAGTATTATCTGTATCATTATATACGGCGGGAAAGTTAACACCGTCTACTAATATAGTTTTCTTTTTACCACCAAAGACAACATCAACAAATCTAACCCTTTGTCCTAAAGAAGCAGCGGTTCCTTTTAAAGTCCACCCACTACCTTGACTTTCATAATACTTTGTAACACCACCATCAGCCCTAGCCGCTAGAACAAACCCCGGCCCTAAAACTTTTGAAAGAAGTACATCTCCTGACCCCGGTAAAACTGAGTTGGAAAACTTAGCAAAACCCTTTACTTTAGAGTACCCCCCACTTGTAGAGGGTTCAAGGTTCTGTAGAACAGCAGCTGAACCTACAGCGTTTACACCTTGTTGAAGAGGGCTTAGGTTTGAAATAAGACCCCCTCTAAACTCTATAGGAAATGTTTGATACTGTATAGCCATTAGTAATGTACTCTAGTGTCTCTTACATAGTTTGTTCTATTTATAAAAGTACTTCGTAGATGCTTTATACCCATAAGAAACTTTTGCTGTAAAGCATTCGCTGCTTGCATATCACCTTTAAACATAAACAAGTAGTACATAGCCCCATCTACAATAACGTGTCTAAAATACTCTGGTAAAGCAGGAACGTCTGTATTTTTAACTAAGTCTACAGGCAGTCTATAATACTCGTAAAAGATAGTGTAAGCCTTGTCTGGAGCAGGTACTAGTCCGTATTCCCTACTAGGAGTTTGAAACACATAACGGGGCATACCTTTTAACTCAGAGTTATACTCGTAATCTGCGTATTTGTCAAGGTATTCTTCGTATGAAATCAATTTTAATTTAACTGTTTCATTACCTAATGTAGTACTTCTAGCTATTCTAAAGCTATCCCAGTCAATAGTCTTAGCATCCCCGGGTGTGGAGTATCTAACAATGCTCTCTGTAAGTGTCTCTTCTTCCTCAGAGTGATTAAAAGGCCACTCATATTCGTGTTGATTTATAAAATTAATAGAAGAGTTAACAGAGTCTTTAATAGCAGAATAGTAACCAGTAACTGTATTAAAGTTATCTGTCGTAAGCTCTACCTCATTAGACCTTCTGTTTATGTCGTTAACTATGCCTAAAAAGTCGTATGCCATATCACTGTTCCCGCATTCTTATTTTGATAGATCTTTCTACAGTATTAGCTAAGTTGTTAGTTATACGACAGGTAAACTTGTAGTCAACATTGTTTAAACCAGCGCTAATGTATATTGTCGCAACTGTGTCTGTATTAGTCGTAGCTGTGATAGTTATGTTGTTAAGAGTTTGCCCAGCCGTAATCTCTTGCATAACACCGTTAGCATCTCTAAGGAACCAAGCCACGCTTGATATTGTTTTATTACCTAGAAACCGTGACCAATCTACACTATAGTCAAGTGTTTCATCTGGGTCTTTGTTGGGCCACCTAAACGCCATTTTATAATCCTTTACTTAAGTAATGTAATGTAGACATACCTATCAAAAGGTGTTGTGTCTTTCTCTACAAACACTGTTCTGAGTTCTTCTACTATAACAACAGTTCTTTCTTTTGGTGTACTTGACATTAAGCAGCCCTCGACACATAAACAGTTCTTGCTCTGTCATAAGAGTTCTTAAACTGCTCAAAGTTAAACCCGTCTGTAGATAAAGTTAAAGAACCTTTACTTACAGTGACTAAGGGTAGAGTACTTAGTTGTACAGATGTGTTTATTACACCTTTTACTTCATCAGACGCATTGAAAGCAAAGCTTGCAGAGGGTAATACCTTTACAACATTTATAACTAGTAAGCCAGTTACAGAAGAAGAAGAAACTCCAGAAGGACTTGCCTCGCCTGTAAAGGCTTGTTCAATACTAAACGCTGTAGTAGAACTTACGCCTGTAATGACAGCAATAGAATTTATATCAAGCGTAGGCGCAACTTGTGAAGTAGTGGACACAGAGCTAATAGCAACACTGCTATTATGAGAAGTAGTGAGAGAACCTACTTGTAGTGAACCAACTACACCCTGTAAAGGCTCTTGACTAGAACCAGATAAGTTGTTAGTAGACACTGAAACTGATACAGAGGTTATAGGTACAGAAATACCTACAGAAGCCTGACCTACAGATACCTGAGAAGATACAGATAATGCTGGGGGTATAATTTCATCTATGTCAACTATTAATTCGGAAATCTGTGACGCAGAGGTTGACGTTGGTAATGTTACGCTTAAGTTTATTACTAAGTTATTAACAGTTGTGCTTGAAGAAGTATTAGATACAAAAGCTTTTACAAGTAAAGCTATATCTTCTATGGAAAATTGAGCGCCTGTACCACTAACAGTTCTAGAGGATGACGCTGACTTACTAACATCGTTTACTGAAAATACGGAATTAGCAGAGGGAAGTACTTTATTACTTGAGTGTGTCTGGGTGACAGAGGTTGAGATTGAGTTTGAAGAAGTGCCTACTAAGTCTGCATTACCGTTTCCAATACTTGATACATTATTATCTATTAATGCAACGGATGTGGTAGAAGATATAGTAACAGATGAACTGACGGATAGATTTGCTGTAACTGTAGAAGATGTTGCACTAGGCAGACCAGCGCTTGGATTTACAGTAAATGTGCCTACAAAACCTTGAGAGGATGTAGTTAAAGGGAATGAAGTTGAGTCGCAAATAGGGGCAACATCTTCAACATTTATTTGTAAAGGTACTGAAGTAAGTGACTTATTGCTTGAGTGAGTTTGACTAATATTTTCTAAAGACGTTACACCAGTAGAACTGTCAAGCTCTATACTGGAACTTACGTTAAAACTATCAATATTACCAGTTTGACCTGTAGAGGTAGCAGAGCTAGTAACAATGGTAGAGTTTACAGAAAAAGATAAGGGTGAAACAGACGTACCAGAGCTTGTTTTATGGCTTTCTTCAAAAGGACTATCAAAAACAAGTGTATCAGCAGCGGTTGCATTATTTGTGAAACTGTTAGTAGCTGACCAAGTAGGTGTTGTTCTTTGATTAAGAACCCTACTCCGAACTGGGCTTAGGGATGAACCAGTTATACTAAAATCGGTAATCTGTCCAGTAAATGCGCTGCCGAATGATCCATTATTATCACCTACGATAAACTTATCTAAGAAAAACTGATAAGATGAGGTAGTATAAGGGCCATAGCTTATTGTCATTAATTGACTGTTAGAGGCTAGAAGACTGCCACTACTGTCATAAATTTGTGCGTATACACGTTGACCCGCATTAAAAATACGACCTTTATACCAACTGTTAGGAGAAAAAGTACCTGAGTTGGGTAAGGCGACACTAACACTAGCGGCAGCGTTTCTACCTAACTGGTTACCTAATCTTACGTAACCACGAATGTTTTGAGTTGATGAAAGTGTACCATAAGCCCTCTGGTATGACCAACCTGTCTTATCACCATCAGCCTGAAAGAAGTACTGCGTACCTCCAGTATAGTCAGAGGCTACTTTAAAGTAAAATTCAGCCCCAACACCATCATCCTGATACTGTGTAGAGCTTGTGTATTTAACCCCATTGAAGTCTACAGAACCACTGTAAGCGTAGACAGAAGAAGGTATACCTGAGTAGTATAAATTAGGTGTAGTATCTAAGAGAACATCAGCGTTTATAGTTTCGATACCAGAAACACTGCTTACCTGAGAAGGGGAGTTAACGCTTCCTGTAGAAGCTATAATAACAACTTCTGTGTCTAAATTATTTGATAGTGAGAAAGATGCAGATGTTGAAGGTAAGTTAGTGTTTGAGGATGCTGAAGAAGAAACTTCAATAAATGTTTGTGATGTAACTTTAGCAAGAGTTGGGTTGCTAGAGGCTGTTTTAGTAACGGCGCTTAATACAGAGGTACTTGAAACAGAGGAGATATCAACACTACTTGAACCACTAATATCCCCAGATATAACAGGAGAGCTTACCTTAGTAACAAACTTATTTGAACTAGTAGATAGCGTTAAAGAGGAAACACTTAGGGCCACAGAAACTGCTACTATGTGTTCAGAAGGGCCAATCTGAATTGAACCTAGTTGTGTAGCAGATGTTAACGTTGAAAGGGTTTCGTTAGCTGTTCCATTCGAGCTAACTGAATTTACAACAACTGAAGAAGAGTTTCCAGTTAAATCTACGCCACTCCTTGGTGTGACAGAGTTAACTTGTACTGAAGAAGATGTAGAAGTTAGTACCTGTAAGTCAGTGACTGTTACAGATAGACTATTAATGCTAGAACCAGAAGAAACACCGCTTAGAACACCTTGCTCTGAAGCACTTGTGGAGACAGTTCCTATTTGTGAGCTTGAGGAAACTGAGTTTAGAAGTTGTAGATCTTCACTAGTTCCTTGTGGTGATGAAACTTGACTTGCTGTACTTGTTGAAGAAAGTGGAATTACTATGTTAGTAACAATAGCTCCAACTTGAGAGGAGCTAGATACAGATGTTATTACTTGTGCATCTTCTAGTTGCACTCCTAAAGAGCTTATCTGAGAGGATGAGGAAACAGAAGAAAGAGTTTCCGAGTCTGTTACAGTTAAAGAAAGAGTTCCTAAAGCGGAAGTGCTAGATACTGATACTAAGGATTGGGTATCTGTAATAAAGCTTGAGATAGACCCTACTGCAGTTGTACTAGAAACAGACGTTAATACCTGACTGTCAACTACAGTAAGAGTTAAGCTACCTGTAGAACCTTGACTAGAAACAGACGTTAATACCTGACTGTCAACTACAGTAAGAGTTAAGCTACCTGTAGAACCTTGACTAGATACCCCTGACAAACTAATAGACGATGAGACTACTACAATCCCATCGTCTGATAGTGATGCTGATGCGAGAGGGTTGAAGCCTAGCATTGTTTCGCCCTATTAAGCATTAAATACATAAGCTCTGGATGTTGGTGAAGAACTAAACGAGGACGCGCCTATCGCTACTTGTCCTGAAGTCTCGTGCACACTTACACCGTAACCAAAATTTGTATTAGCAACAGGTGTGGAAGCCGCAAGCACTTTTTTCTGCGACCAACTGGTTCCAGTTCTTTGAAAAATGACAGCTCGACCCTGATTACTAGAGTAAGAGTAATTTCCTACGGCAACAGTGTCACCATCAATAGAAAGCGATCTTCCATAAGTACCTGATGTATCAGTGGGGTTGGGTGTTAATGTGGCTTGAAAAGACCAACTGGTTCCAGACCTTGTCCACACCTCAACATTACCAGTAGTTCCGCTGCCGCTTGTGTAATAGCCGCAGCTTGCTACTAAGGTGTCTCCGTTGATTTTTACCTGCTCACCCCATCCAGCGTTGGCTACCGCCGCATTATTAGAAGTGATTTTTTGCTGTAAGCTCCAAGAAGTTCCGCTTCTAGTGTAAACATATACAGCGCCGCCACTTGTTGAGCTATTGTTTCCAGTAGATCCAATAACTATTGTATCTCCATCAATATCTATATCGGTTAAATAATCATTATTTATATTAGTAGGATTTATGCGTGCTTGCTCTGACCAGCTTGTACCTGATCTAACAAACACAAAAGCTTCACCAGCAGCGTTGATTGAAGAACCCGGTGGTTCACCCCAAGGCGACCCCAGAACTGCCGTGTCTCCGCTAATTGCACAAGATTCTCCTGCGCTGTCATAATTAGCAGCAGTGCTCGCTATTAATTTTGCTTGCTGTGACCAAGTATTCCCAGATTTATGAAAAATATACCCAGCGCCAGCGTTTGTAGCATTGTTTGTATCTTCTTTAGCCGTGACTAAAAGATAATCTCCATCAACATCTACGTTAAAACCAAATTGATCCTGATTTGCCGTATCTGAACCTACTAAGACTTGACTTTGACTCCAAGTTGAACCTGACTTTGTATAAACATATAAACGACCTTGATAATTGCCGCCCGCAGCATAAGCACCGACAAAAAGCTCATCATCCGTCAACACTAAATGCCTTCCATATTGATCCCCTGCACCAGTAGATCCGCTGTCGCCAGATTGTAACATTTGAGTTTGGGAAAGGTTTGTCCAATCTGCGACAAACGACAGGCTAAACGCATTAGCGCTGGTAGCCTGATTGATGCCATCGCTGGCAGTAAAAGTCAGAGTAAAAGTAGCATCTTGGCTGGCGTGAGGTGTCACAGTGAATACGTTTGTATTGTTGCCAGTGCCTTGCGCTACGGTAGAACCGTTTAACGATCCGCTGGTAACGCTGTAGCCGTAGGTAAGCGGTACTTCCTCTGGATCAGCCGCTGTAATTGTAATCACTGTAGCAGTCTGATCTGTAGCCAAAGTAAATGGAGTAGTATTACTACCAGCATCTTGAACAGAAGTGATGTTAGGGTTCGTGTTCACCAAGCTAACAGAGTACCAGCCAGAGCCATTATTAATATAAAAACGATTAGTGGCAGTCACATAAGCCATATCGCCAGCGCTGTTACCAGATAACGGTAATAGGTCAGCCGTATCGTAGACTACAGCCCCCGCAGCCACAGTATCAAACGCAACGCCGCCAGAGCCAGTAGACTTAAGGAACTGACCGCTAGTACCATCGTCTAGGACGTTTGCGAGGGTGCTGAGATTTGATGCGTTGCTCATAGATTAACCTTAACTTGTTGTGTATACAAAGACAGAACCAGCGTCAGCTTGGTTATTTATGTGATCGAAGCCTGCCGCAACTGCAACTTGCTCACCATTAAAACTAGAAGCTAGTGTAGGATAACCAAAATAATCACCAGTAGTTGTGCCACTACCAGTAAGCACTTTTTTCTGTGTCCAACTTGCTCCTGACCCACTATAAACCCAAGCCCGACCTGTATTACTGTTGTACCCGTGCTGGCCGATTACAATCGTTTTATCATCACCACCAAAATAACTTATAAAACTGTCATTAGCTATGACTGGAGTTATTGTTGCTTGGTGTGACCAAGTTGTACCTGATCTAGTGTATACAAAAATACCACCAACATTAGTATAACCACTTGGTGAATACCTGTTGGAACTAAAAATTAAAGTATCATTTTTAAGCACTAAGCCGCCAGAGCCTTGATAGAGGGCGCTAGAATCAGTTGTAGCGTGATTGATAGTTTGTTGTAGTGACCAAGTAGTTCCAGACCTAGTGTAAATATATATACCCCCACTATTTGTTATGCTATTTAAACTACCATAGGGAGCAGAAACAGCTATTGTATCTCCATCAATAGCTACGTTAGAACTAAACGAGGACGCGCCACTGGGTGCAGTAATAGCTTGTTGTAGCGACCAAGTGTTTCCAGAGGAATTATACCAAATATAAACCTTACCGCCCCCAGTAAACTGCATTGCTCCCACAACAGCGGTTTGCCCACTTATTCCAACTGAGTGTCCATATAACACGTTAAAAGTTGGGTCACTTTGAGTCAAACCCGCAACTCGTGTCCAACTGTTTCCTGAACGTGTGTAAATATGAGCAGCCCCTGCATCTGAGACACCACCTACAGTTTCAGCCCTACCCCCTATTACCGCTGTAGAGTTTCCCGTAATGTCCATAGACCAACCAAAATTATCATTGCTTGTAATATTAGGTGGAATAAAATTTTGATTGTTTGTCCAAGTATTTCCACTTCTTGAATACGCCCAAACTCGACCAGTCCAATTTCCGCTTATGCGATCACCAGATGCACCAACAAGAAGGTAATTTCCGTCCTCTGAAAAAGCCATGCTTCTCCCAAAAATAGCATTTTGACTTGCCGTTCCAGCAGTTACCTGTTGAGTTTGTGATAAGGTGTTCCACTCAGGTAAAAACTCTAAAGTAAAAGATTGCGAAGCGCTGGTTGCTGTGTTTATCCCATCAGTTGCTGTAAAAGTTAGGCTAAATGTTGCTGCGTTTGAAGCGTGAGGAGTAACAGTAAATACATTATTATTTTGACTTACCGTTGAGCCATTTAATGCCCCTGACGAAACAGAGTAATTATAAGTTAAAGCATCTCCTTCAGCGTCAGTAGCTGTAACGGTAACAACCGTAGATGTACCGTTAGTAGCCAAGGTAAATGGAGTAGTATTACTACCAGCATCTGCAATAGATGAAATAGTCGGCGTTTGATTGATCAACGCCACAGAATACCAGCCAGCACCGTTAAATACATACAGCCTGTTGTTAGCACCTACAAAAGCAGCATCACCGTTTGAATTTCCAGAGCTAGGTAAATCACTAACGTTGGCGTAATACGTTACTCCACCACCAGCATCAGTAAAAGTTGCAACTCCGCTGCCCTGCGAAGTCAGAACTTGCCCAGAGGTAGCATTGGTTATGGCTGTAGCTATGTTGCCAAGATTGCGGTTGTTACTCATTACGAAATCCTCGTTATTTTAGCATAACCTTGGTATTGAGAGCTGCTCATATAATCAGTGGCTTGAAAAGTAGTGGTGGCTGGGGCAAGGGAAAAACCAGTGAAGCTTACATACTTAGTATGGCCGGTGTTAATAAACCCGCCCGCCGAACAAGATGGCCCATCGAAACTTTGACCAGTAGTAAACCCGCCAGACGCATTGCCCGATTCATCTGAACCACCAGAACCACCGCCAAAGCCACCTTTCCCTGCAGTACTATTACTTCGATCCCCGCCAGCTAATCCATTAATCCACATTGCACCCATCGAAGAACTCTTATTTGAATTGTTACTGTGAGTTCCAAAAAAAGCTCCTCCTAGCACTGTATTCACCCCACCGGAGCTTCCATCAAGAGTACCTTGTCTAGAGTGACCATATTGCTGGGCAAAGTTCGATACCTGAGTGGCTGATACAGGATCAGTGCAAAGCCCTGTGTAAGACACGTTTCCAGTTGTACTAGAGGCAGCTATAGTTCTACTTGTAGCAGTTGTTGAGGGATTGGCCCCACCCCCGTCAGATGTACCCCCTGCGGCACCCGCTGCAACAACTAAAGGTATTGCGGCTGGATATGAGGCTGAGG